TGTGAATGGCACGATTATGCGGGATACTTACATGACGAACTCCGCACCCGCGCCGGGACACTCGATACTGAAATCAGCCGCTACGAAGCCATAGCCAGCGAAGAACGTAACCAGCCAGGCCACCCGGTGAACGAAAACGGCGTAAGCAACGACGAACTACGCACCTACATTCTGACCGGGGAAGCCCGCAGCCTGTCTACCGGCATTCCGGAAGATGGCGGTTATACCGTTATTCCCGAACTTAACAAACAGATCATGCAGCAGCTTAACGATGAGTCCGTTATGCGCAAAATCTGTACAGTGAAAAAAATCGGCAGCAACGAATTTAAACAGCTTGTCTCTGTGGGCGGAGCGGGGGTGAACCACGGCGAGGAAGGAAAAGCCCGTGGTGAGACAACAACGCCGAAACTTGAAGAAGTCAGTATCCGACTCTTCCCGGTTTACACCTATCCGAAGACTACACAGGAAATCATCGATTTTTCTGGTGCGGATATCATGGGCTGGCTGTCCTCTGAAATTGGCGATGCTTTCGTTGATACCGAAGAAACGGATCTGGCATCCGGTGACGGCGTGAAAAAAGCGAAAGGCTTTCTCTCTTATCCGCGCAGCCAGGACGGAGACAAAACCCGCCCGTTCGGTACGCTTCAGTCCGTCACAGGTGCTGCACTAAATGCCGATTTGCTGATTGATCTGAAATTTAAACTCCGGGCGAAATACCGAAAAAATGCTGTATGGGTGATGAACTCCAATATGGCGGCCTCCGTTCAGAAACTTAAAAACGGTAATGGGGATTACATCTGGCGCGACCGTTTACAGGCAGGTGATCCGGATACGCTGCTGGGCCTCCCTGTTGAATATCTCGAAACCATGCCGGACAACCTAATCGGTATTGGCGACTTCAAACGTGGCTATTTCATCGTTGACCATGAGACAGGCACCCGCACCCGTCCGGACAACATCACTGAACCAGGCTTTATCAAAATTCATACGGATAAATACCTGGGCGGTGGTGTGGTTGATTCCGGCGCCATCAAGCTGCTCGAAATCTCTGCTTCCTCCACAAAATAATTCACAGGGGCTTCGGCCCCTTTCTGGTCTTTATGGAGTCCGTTATGGATACCGTTAATTTTGAAATCCGCACCTCAGAACTCATCGCCAAAGAGCGCAGGCTGGTGGGCTATGCGGTGCGCTGGAACAGCCTGTCAGAAATCATCTGGGACGAATTCCGCGAACAGTTTACGCCGGGGGCATTTTCCGGCTATCTCACCTCCGGTAATGATGTGCGCTGTTTATTTGAACATGACTATACGCAACTGCTGGGGCGTACCAAATCCGGCACGCTGATACTGTCGGAAGATGATACGGGTCTGCGATTTGAACTGACGCCACCCAATACACAGTTAGGTAATGATGTGCTGGAGCTGGTGGAACGGGGCGATATAGAAGGCATGTCGTTTGGATTCCGGGCGTTGAAAGAAAACTGGGATATTACCCAGTCGCCTTATCTGCGTACCGTCACCGCTGCTGAACTGCGTGAAATTACGATCACTTCTCTGCCTGCTTACCCGGAGTCCGGTGTGGAAATTGCACACCGCTCGCTTTATTCCCAGTATCCGGAGTTACGCCGCGCTGGCGATAACCGCAGACGCTGGGCCGAAATTGTGGAGATCTGATATGTGGACTCTCTGGCCTTTCAGCCGTAAGGCAGAACAACGCAGCATGGCCATCGATGAATGGCTGGCGATGGCGGGCATACCTAATACCGGATCCGGCGAATATGTATCTGTGGGGACGGCGGAATCTCTGCCGGCTGTCATGAACGCCGTATCGGTCATCAGTGAAGCAGTGGCAACCATGCCCTGTTATCTCTACCGGGTTACGAATGATAAAGGGCGTGAGGCGCGGGAGTGGCTGAGTAATCACCCGGTTGATTATCTGCTGAATGAGCAGCCGAACGACTGTCAGACACCGTACCAGTTTAAACGCACGATGATGCGGCACTGTCTGCTGAACGGTAACGCTTATGCAGTGATCCGCTGGGGCCGTGACGGACAGCCTGAATCATTGCATCCATATGTACCGGGGACCGTAGTACCGGAGCGTCTATCCGGACACCGTTACAAATACACTATTACTGAACCCTTTAGCGGAATCACCCGTACTTATCTTCAGGAAGAGATTCTGCATCTGCGTTATGCCACGGACGATGGTTTTCTGGGGCGCTCACCGATAACCATCTGCCGGGAAGCGCTGGGTCTTGGACTGGCCCAGCAGCGCCACGGCGCTAATATCATGAAAGAGGGCATGATGGCGGCGGGCATTGTCAAAGCAAAAGACTGGCTTGACGGCGTGAACGGTAAAAAAGCCCTGGATGCACTGGAGCGGTACAAGGGTGCACGAAATGCTGGGAAAACGCCCATTCTTGAAGGAGGAATGGATTACGAAAAATTGGGCATGAGTAATCAGGATGCTGAATGGCTGGCTTCCCGGCGTTTTTCCATTGAAGACATTGCCCGTATGTTTAATGTTTCTCCGATCTTTCTTCAGGAATACAGCAACAGTACCTACAGCAACTTCAGCGAAGCGAGCCGTGCATTTCTCACAATGACCATGCGTCCCTGGCTGGCGAATTTCGAACAACAAATCAAATCCGCTTTGCTGGTGGCCCGTCCTGCATCCGGTACCCGTTACCAGGTTGAGTTCGATTCTGCTGATCTTCTCCGCGCCACACCAACCGAACGCTACGCCACTTACGAACGCGGTATTAAAAACGGGATTATGAATCCGAATGAAGCCCGCGAACGTGAGGGGATGCCACCGCGTGAAGGTGGGGACGAATTCAGCCAGGCATGGAAGCAGCAGATCGAAGTAAATAACAATAAAAGTAAGGAGGGTAGCGAATGAGAGCCGGAGGATTAAAACATCGTATAACGCTGCAGCGCTATGAACAAAGTCAGGGGCCATTGGGGGAACCGATAAAACGCTGGGTGGACTACGCCACGGTCTGGGCGGAGGTAAAAGGTATCTCTGGCCGGGAGCTTCTGGCTACCGGTTCGTTGTCCTCTGAGGCCACTGTCAGAATATGGATACGCTATCGCAGTGATGTTAAGCAGGGACACAGGGTGAAATATCTGTCACCCGCAGTCAGTGGTGATATTTACGGTATAGAGGCGGCCCTCCCGGATAACAACCGCACCAGTCTTGAACTCCTTTGTAAAGGAGGCGTGGCCAATGGCTGAATTAATAACTCTGGAAGAAGTAAAACTGCATTGCCGCATCGACGGGGATGATGAGAATGCCCTGATAAACGGGTATATCGTCGCCGCGCTGGAGATTTGCCAGAAACATATCGGCAGGCGTTTTGATGACGGTCTCGAGTTTAATCCTGCGCTGAAGGTCGGATGTCTGCTACTGGTCGGTCACTGGTATGAGCACCGGGAGATAGCGGCGGAAAAAACGTCCGAGCTTCCCTTTAGCACTTCGTCATTGTGGAACTACTACCGGGAACCAGGAGTGTATTAAATGCCATGGCAACCCTTACGACGCTGTACAGAGCCCGGATGTAATAAACGGGTAAAGTCCGGCAAATGTGATGAACACAAACGGAATGCACAACGGCAGAGTGATAGCCGAAGAGGAACACGCACAGAACGTGGTTACTCCAATCGATGGGGAGAATACCGGCTCCTCTTTCTGAAGGCTAATCCACTATGCGCGCACTGCCATAATGCTGGCGTCTATAAGCAGGCAACTATCGTCGATCACATCATACCTATTGAGGGCGAAGGTGATGTGTTGTTCTGGCCAGCCAGTAACCACCAGCCGTTATGTGCTGCCTGTCATGGTCGCAAGACAGCCGCGACGGACCCGCTAACTAAGCAGCAGCGTAAAGCCGGGTTGTTCCGGGAACAGGAAGAAGCAGCGCAGCGCCGCAATGACTGGGTCTATGAGGTTACTCATGAGTGAACATGAACACATGAGTCAGCGTGAACGGGGTGGGGGAGGTTTCAAAGACAACCACTTCCCGGCGAGGAACCACCCGCCCCCTCAAATTTTTATGCACGGTGATTTTTTTGAAAATAAAACGAAAAGGAAAACAGTGATTTATGCCAAGACCACCAAGACCACCAAGACCACCAAAACCGCCCGCTTACCTTGATGAAATCGCGGCGCAGCAGTGGAAAGCAAAGGCGAAGCAACTGGCGGAACGTGGTGATCTGACGCCTGCCGACTGGAACAACCTTGAGCTTTATTGCGTTAACTATTCGATGTACCGCAAAGCCGTGGAAGACCTTGCCACGCGGGGATTCAGCATTGTGAACAGCCAGGGCGGTGAGAGCCGGAACCCGGCACTAAGCGCAAAGGCTGATGCCGAAAAAATTCTCATAAAAATGTCGTCGTTGCTGGGCTTTGATCCGGTAAGCCGTCGCCGTAACCCGCCTGAAACAGAAGAGGAAGACGAACTTGACCGCATGGAATGATTACGCAAGCGCCATAAAATCTGGTGAAATTCCGGCCTGTAAGCGGGTAAAACAGGCCGTTGAAAGGTACTTTTCAGACCTGAATGACCCCCGTTACGAGTTCGATACAGCGACCGTAGAGCGGTTTATTGCGTTCTCCAGGCTTTGCCCTCACGTCAAAGGCCCGTTGCGCGGCCAACCTATCGAGCTGGAACCGTGGCAGCAGTTCGCCTTTGCTAATCTGCTGGGTTTTAAAGTCAGGGAGTCAGGTCGCAGAAAGTACAGCAGCGCCTTTATCGAAGTGCCGCGAAAGAACGCCAAATCCACAGTAGCCGCGATGCTGGCTAACTGGTTTCTGGTCATGGAGAAGGGGCAGCAGGATATCTACACGGCGGCGGTGAGCCGGGATCAGGCCCGTATCGTGTTCGACGATGCCCGCCAGATGTGTCTGCTGTCAAAACCGCTTAAGAAGCGCGTCAATATTCAGGCGCACAAGGTTATCTATCCAAAGAGCAACAGTCTGTTAAAGCCGCTGGCGGCGAAAGCGGCGACCATTGAAGGGACTAACCCCAGCCTGGCAATTGTCGATGAATATCACCTTCACCCGGATAACGGCGTTTATTCCGCGCTTGAGCTGGGGATGGGCGCACGTCCGGAGGCGATGTTGTTCGCGATTACCACCGCCGGGAGTAACGTTATCTCCGCCTGTAAACAGCATTATGATTACTGCTGTCAGATTCTGGCAGGGGAAGAAATCAACGATTCGCTGTTTGTTCTGATTTACGAACTGGATGATGAAAGCGAGGTGGAGCAGCCGGACATGTGGATTAAGGCTAACCCTAACCTGCATGTCTCCGTTGACGCGGCAAAACTGGAATCCACTATTCAGAAAGCGCGGGGTATTCCGTCGCAGTGGGTGGAAATGCTGACCAAGCGTTTCAATATCTGGTGTCAGGGTTCCACGCCGTGGATGGGAGCCGGTGCATGGGATGCCTGTCAACTCGACTATGAAGAAGCAGATCTGGCGGGAATGGACTGTTACGCCGGGCTGGATTTATCTTCCACCAGCGATATTACCAGCGTGAGTTACGCTTTCCCGTTCGACAAAGAAGTACGGTTACTCACCCGGCACTATCTGCCGGAGGCGACACTCCGGAATGCAGCCAATAAAAACCGAGCCATTTATCGCCAGTGGGCTAAAGCGGGATGGATACGCACCACCCCCGGCGACTGCATCGACTATGACCGCATCCGGGACGATATTCTGCGTGACGCTGAAATCTTCAATATCCGTCTGGTGGGTTTTGATACGTGGAACGCCACGCACCTGCGCACGCAGTTGCAGGGGGCGGGCCTCGATGTGGAGCCGTTCCCGCAAACCTATCTGCGGTTCAGCCCGGTAGCTAAATCCTTTGAGGTGTTCGTTAACCGTAAGGTGGTGCGCCATCGTGGTGATCCTGTTCTGTCCTGGGCGATTGGTAATGTTGTGATGGAGTCTGACGCCAACGCCAACATTAAGCCCAACAAAAAGAAATCCTCCAACAAGATAGACCCAGCAGTATCAGCGCTTATGGCGTTCGGAACCTTCCAGGCAGAGCATGAAGATTTTGCTTTCGACATGAGTGACAGCTACAAAGCACGGCTGTCGACGTTCAACGGGATTTAAGGAATCAACTAAAAACAGTAGAGTAGCGATACCATTATTTTTCTAAGGTAAGGATGAACTAAATGGAAGATTTAAAGCAAAAAATGCTGTGCATAGCGGAACGATTTAACCAGGCGTTAACGCTTAAAAGTAAACGAGAAATATCTAAGGTTGTTGAAAGTTTGCACGTTGAAATGGCTCCAATTTATATGACCATTACCCCTGAAAATGGTTACAGCAAGGAACTGTGTGATATTTCTATGGAGTTGATGATGGATATCCGGTGGGGCCGCAAAACAGCCACAGATAAAAAATTGAGTGAGTTGATCTGAATGACTCATTGAGGGTGATGTGATGAAGCCTGAAAGCATAGAGACGGCGATTATTGTGCTGGTCAGAATGGAGGCCGGGAGTTAAACGCCGCTGACAGGCTGACGTTACGCACTCGGATAGCTGTAGCGCTGGAGGCAAAGGAGCGACACCGCAAGCGGATGATTTCGAGAGAGTTTATGTGGTGTAAGTCCCTGCCGACACGTTAAATTATCTCTTTTAAAAATGGGGGGAGGATACATGAATGAGTACGATGGTGATTATGAGTTTTGGTTAAAAAACAAGCAATCAATTACGGAGCAGCGAATTCATCCAAATTATTGGTTTAATCGGGCATCGGATTTAAGAGCTTCCGCTCATGTTCTTTGGTTATCGATGGAGTCTAAAGATCTACAACAGAGAATGGGTTACGGTGGCGGTTTTTCACTAGCGGTAGCGTGCAATCCTGTTTACCACATGTTGTGCGGTTTAGCGTTAGAACTGATCTTAAAAGCCGTTATAGTTCAGCACAACGGGAAAGTAATTGAGGGACATGATTTAAATAATCTCGCGGGTCAGGCTGGGATTACTGTTAATACCAAGCGTAAGGAGATATTGAAATTTTACACAGACTCTATTGTGTGGGCTGGTCGTTATCCGGTTCCAAGAAATTGTACTGATGACAAACTCAAAAATCATTGGAAATTGGTTTCGGATGTCCTAACAGATCCTGTGAAGGGGTTTGGGGTATTGAAGGTTCGTAGGGATAATGGAGCAACGGATTGGGATAATTTTCAATCTATCTATCGATACTTCATGGACTTTTTTGAGTTCGAATGTTGAAAAGTTACTGGTTTGTTACAACTCATGAGCGCTAGGAGAGCGATGTAGTTTGTATAATAAAAAGGGCGCTTTTCCATGCCGAAGAGCACCTGTTAACTATAGAGTCAGTCGTACAGTTCAGGTAAAGATCCTGCAAGCAAGATGATGGTATCTCTGGCTTTTTGTCCAGAATATCCCTGTCTCATTGTGTATACATGAGCATAGTGCGGTGTATTCTCATATCCATTGCTTTGTAGGAACGTCTCATACCTTTCTCTTTCTTGCGTGCGTTCAATTGAACGTAAAGTCAGTTCCTGAACTGACGGGCGTCGTCTACTCAT